TTCTATTTCGCCCACCATTAAAGTGGGGGCCGGCGGGTACATCTCCGCCCACCGTGCGGGTCGCACAGCATAACGGCGAGGAGGGTCCGCTGTGCATCATGACGCAGCTGTCGAACGGTTCTACACTACGCGAGCCTGGAAGAAGTGCCGGGCCGCGCTTCTGCGAGACCGGGGAGGGCTGTGCGAGAAATGCTTGGCGCGTGGGATCATCGAGGCCGGGAGCAAGGACCGGCCGCTGGAAGTACACCACAAGATTCCACTGACAGCTGAGAACGTGAACGATCCGAAAGTTGCGCTGAACTGGGAAAACCTGCAGTTGCTGTGCAAGGATTGCCACGAAGAAGAAAAGGACCGGGTGCAGAAGCGCTGGCGCGTGGATAAAGCCGGCCGGGTCACCTTGTGAGGCCCCCCCTGGTCAACGCGAAAACCGCGCCGGTCGGCAGGGCCGGGATGAAGTTTCGAAAGACCGACTGAGGAAGATGAAGGGGGTGTAAACGTGGCGCGGGGTGGCCCGAATAAGGGCGAATTAACCAAAGATCAGAGGATCAGCGAAGAGTACGCGAGAATGAAGGACCTTTTCGCGGCAATGGCAGAGAATGAGCTGAGATTCTGCGACCCGCTGCTGCAGAATGCCGCCTTCATGAAGGTGACGCTGGAAGACCTCCAGCAGGCCATCAATGAGAACGGTGTCACCGATCAGTACCAGAACGGCGCGAACCAGAGCGGGACGAAAGCCTCCGCCGACCTGCAGGCCTACAACAGCCTTGCTAAGGTTTATAACGCTCTGATGGAGAAACTTAGTAATCGTCTCCCGAAGATGATCAAGCAGTCCAGACTGGCGGCGCTTCGGGATGAGTAAGAAGGCGGAGACGGACTGGATCCTGACGTATTACCAGCAGATCCAGAACGGCACCGTGAACGTCGGCCGGTGGATCCGCGAGTGGTATGCGCTGGTCGTGGACGGACTGCAGAAGAAGCGCTTCTTCTTCGACCAGAAGAAGGCCGGCAAGGTGATCCGGTTCTGTGAGAACTTTTGCCGGCACCACGAGGGCCCGCTTGCTCCTCAGCTGATCAAGCTGGAGACATGGCAGAAGGCTTTCCTGTCGGTGGTCTTCGGAATTGTGGACGCGGACGGCAACCGGCAGTTCCGGGAAGTGGTGCTTCAGATCGGCCGGAAGAACGGGAAGACGCTGCTTGCCGCTGCGGTGTCCGCTTACGAGATGTTCATGGATGACGAATACGGCGCCAGGCTGTACTTCGTGGCCCCGAAGCTGGATCAGTCCAGGCTGTGCTTCAATGCCTTCAGCCAGATGATCATGAAGGAGCCGGAGCTGAACGACCTGGCACGGAAGCGGCGCACAGATATCTATGTGGAGAGCTCCAACAGCTCCGCTCAGCCGCTGGCCTTCAGCTACCAGAAGAGCGACGGCCTGAACCCCTCGCTGACGGTGTGCGATGAGATCGCCAGCTGGCCGGGGGATGGCGGGCTTAAACAGTACGAGGTACTGAAGAGCGCACTTGGCGCCAGGCGCCAGCCGCTGCTGCTGTCGATCAGCACGGCCGGGTACATCAATGACGGAATCTTCGACGAACTGATCAAACGGTCCACGGCGGTCATCATGGGCACGAGCAAGGAAACACGGCTCGCGCCTTTTTTGTACATGATCGACGATGTGGACAAATGGAACGACATCAACGAGCTGAAGAAGGCGAACCCGAACCTGGGCGTCTCCGTCAGTGTTGATTATATGCTGGAGGAAATCGCGGTTGCTGAGGGTAGCCTGAGCAAGAAGACCGAGTTCCTGACGAAGTACTGCAACATCAAGCAGAACAGCAGCCAGGCATGGCTGACGGCTCAGGACGTGAAGAAGTGCTTCGGGAATGACCTGACGCTGGAGGACTTCCGGCACAGCTACGCGCTGGGCGGTGTCGATCTTTCTCTGGCTGTCGACCTGACGGCTGCCGTGATCTGCATCGAGCGGGACGGCGTGACCTGGTTTGAAACGCAGTTTTTCATGCCGGCGAACAAGGTAGACGAGGCGACGCAGCGGGACGGCCTCCCGTATCGCATCTACGCCCAGCGGGGGCTGCTGACCATCAGCGGGGAGAACACGGTGGACTACCACGACGTGCACGAGTGGTTCCGGAAACTGGAGCGGGAATACGAGATCCTGCCACTCAAGGTCGGATACGACCGGTACAGTGCCGCCTACCTGGTGCAGGACATGGAGGCCGACGGCTTCAGCATGGAGAGCGTCAGCCAGGGGAGCAACCTGACCGGCGTCCTGATCGACATGGAGGGCATGATCAAGGACGGCCGGCTCCGGTGCATGAGCGACAACGACTTGATGAAGGTGCACATGCTGGACGCGGCGCTGAAGTTTGAGGAAGGGACGAACCGGCGGCGCCTGATCAAGATGAACCAACGGGCCCACATCGACGGGATGGCGGCCCTGTCGGATGCGATCTGTATGAGGCACAACTACTACGAGGAAATGGCCGGACAGCTGGCCAACAAGAGGTGAAGAACATGGGACTGATTGACAGGCTGTTTGGCCGGGCGCCGAAGAGTGCGCCGACAGAAGGGCGGTTTCAGACGCTGACGGCCTACTCGCCGGTATTCACCAGCTGGGGCGGCCAGATCTATGAGTGTGAGCTGGTGCGGGCAGCTGTGGACGCGAAGGCCCGGCACATTGGAAAGCTGCAGTACCGGATGCAGGGAACGGCACGGACGAAGCTGTACACGGCGACAAAGTCCGCGCCGAATCCATGGTACACCTGGCCGCAGTTCCTGGAGAGGTGCTCCAACATCTACGAGGTGCAGAACAACCTGTTTGTGGTTCCGCTGCTGGACGACATGGGCGAGGTCACCGGTTTCTTCCCGGCGCTGCCTTCCACCTGCGAGGTGGTCGACAGGAGCGGAGAGCCGTACCTGAAATACACCTTCGTAGGCGGTCAGAAACGGAGCGTCATGCTCCGGCGGTGCGCGGTGATCACGAAGCACCAGCTGAAGGACGACATCTTCGGGGAAAAAAACAGCGCCCTGATGCCCACCATGGAGCTGGTGAACATGGTCAACCAGGGGATCATCGAGGGCGTCAAGAACGGCGCCACCTACCGCTTTATGGCCCAGTTGGTCAGCAAAGCGTTTGACGAAGATCTCCGGAAAGAGCGGGAACGCTTTGATCGGAACAACTTCCAGACCGGCGGCGGCGGCCTGCTCCTGTTCGGGAATCAGTTCTCGAACGTCCAGCAGATCAAGCAGGACGGGTACAAGGTGGACGCGGAACAGCAGAAGCTGATCCGGGAAAACGTCTGCAACTATTTCGGGGTGTCTGAAAAGGTCATTCGCAACGAGGCGACCGGCGACGAGCTGGACGCCTTTTATAATGGCGCGATTGAGCCCTTCGCGATCAAGTTGAGTGACGCGCTGACCCGGATGGTGTTCTCCGAGCGGGAGCGCAACGGCGGGAACGCCATCACCTTCGCGGGCGATCGGCTGCAGTACATGAACATCTCCAGCAAGATCAGCATGGCCCAGCAGCTGGGGGACCGGGGCATCCTGACGATTGACGAAATCCGGGCGCTGTTCAATTACGAGCCGCTGCCGGATGGCATCGGCCAGCACGTACCGGCCCGGGGTGAGTACTACTTTGTGGACGAAGGCAAACAGGACGGAGGGAATGAGAATGAATAAGGAAGTACGGAGCCTGGAGTTCGAGATCCGGGCGGAGGAGACCGGCAACGAGGAACGGGCCGGACGGCTGACGGGTACGCCGATCGTGTTTAACCAGGTCACGGACCTGGGCTGGATCCGCGAGGTGATCGAGCCCGGCGCCCTGGACAATGCCGACCTGAAGGACGTGCGCTTCCTGGTAGGCCACGACACCAGCGGGATCCCGCTGGCCCGGAGCCGGAACAACAACGAGAACAGCACCATGCAGCTGACGGTAAACGAGAACGGCATGGACATCCGAGTGGATCTCGACATCGAGAACAACCCCCGGGCTAAGGAGCTTTATTCCGCCGTGAAACGGGGCGACATTACCGGGATGTCGTTCATGTTTACGGTTGATAAAGACGCATGGGAGGACCTGGAGAGCGATCAGCCCCTCCGTCGGATCACGGCGATCAGCAGGGTGTTCGAGGTCTCTGCGGTGACCTTCCCGGCGTACGAGGGCACGAGCCTCGAGGCAGCTTCCGAAGACTCCGCGCTGGAGAGCGCGAGGGCCTCACTGGAGAGTGCGAAAGCGAAGCTGGCGGAGGAGCGGGCCGCACAGGCTGAGACGGAGCGCCGGACGGCGATCCTGGCGAGGCTGGAAAACCTGACGAAGGAGGTCAAACCCGATGAAGTTTGACGAAATGAACGGCGAACAGCTCCAGGCTCGCCTGGAAGAGCTGAAAGCCGAAACTGCGGAGGAGAAGCGCGACGCGCTGACCACCGATGAACTGGAAGAGCGGGTGCAGGAGATGGAAGCCATCCAGAAGGAAATCGAAACCCGCAAATCCGCCGCTGCCGAAGAGGCGCGGAAAGCTGAAGAAGCCGCCAAGATGGACGGCAAAAAGATCATTGAGGAGGACAAGAAAATGGAAAATCGTTTTGCTGTAAATTCCCCCGAGTACCGGGAGGCGTTCCTGAAGAACCTGCAGGGCAAGGAACTGACCGCTGAAGAGCGTACCGCTGTTGTGGCGTCCGCCGCGATCCCCACCGAGACCGCCAACAAGATCTGGGGCAAGATGGAGCTCTATCCCATCCTGAACGCCATCGACGTGATGCACATCCCCGGCAACGTGATCCTGCCCGTGGAAGGCACGATCAATGCCGC